ATAATGCAATCATCCAAGTTACTGCCATTATTATTAAACCATACTTATGAAAAAACATTATTCTTGGATTTTGATATAAATCTTTTACAAATTTTCGCGGAATATTTTTTATTCTCCAAGTTGAGAACAATATTTGATGCCATTTTTTATATAATGGACTATGAGGATCTTTAGGAGTATCTGAATATGCATGATGCATTCTATGAATTCCAGACCAACTTAATGCGGATTGACCTCCACATAATACACCGCAATAAAGCATAATACATTGTCCTATAGGAGATACTTTTATTTCACCATGTGAGAAACAACGATGATAGCCAAACGTAATACCTATAGAAGCTAAGATATAATATAAGATATAAGATTCAATGAATACCATAATACAATTCTCCAAAATAAAAATAGAGGGCTAACCGTGGCCCTCTGCGCGTTCATTACGGAACGACCCGATTCTAATATTATATATTAGAATTTAAAAGATGCACCTACTGTGAGGTTATCTGTATCGAAATCATCATTAGTTTCGATTGTTACATATGCTTCAGCATTGTCTAAGAATGGGTATTTCATAGACCATTCTAGATCCAACTCTTCGTCAGATAGATGTTGCATATCTAGTTCTGTTTCGACACCCCAGTTAATTCCAAATGCAGTGTAACCTACATATGGAGTAGCAGTAATTGCTTCTGCTTCTGTGTCAAAGTTGTATTCAGCTTCTAGCGTTGCGCCTGCTGAAAATCCACCACCTAGTTCGGCAGCGTTGATAGTTGTTGCTGTCAATAGAGCAGCAGTTGTTAGTGCAATGAATTTCAATGTATCGTTCCTTTATTTACGATGCCAGATTTCGTATAGAACCCAAACTGCGATCAAACCAACTAGGCCTTGAGAACCAAGAGCAGCAATAATACCGCTTACGTTATCAATAACACTAGAAACGGGTAGGAAAGGAATGTTGCCTAGACCTAATACTTCTAAGACAATCATCAATGCTGCAAGACTAATACCGACTTCAGCAAGAGATCCTGCCCATGTTTTTACTTTGTTTAGAATTTCCATTAGAATTCTCCTTTGTTAATTAGTGCCACTTTTCTGTTGCTAAGCAAGTGGCCAGCTCCCTGTGATTATGCTGCTAGAGCAAATCCAGAAGGTGCAAAGTTATCGTTTGCATTTGATTTTCGTAGACTCAAATACCAGTCGATCCTATTTCAGCCCCATCATAAACACACGACTTGTGGCTTTCGGCCCTTGTCCTATGCACAGGAAAGCAGGTGCATCTACTCTCATGTGTTTATGGTGGAGCTGCGCGGTACCGCCCCGCGGTCCTGAATACCCTCTAACATCTACATTTTTTATATATCATATTCTACCATAGATTTAAAGGATTGTAAACTAAAAATATTTCGTGGTGATATTTTTATCACAGTGTTTTCAACTAGATTTTTTTATAAATAGTACCGAGGGCGACATTATATCATTAAGATTTGATTTTGGTTATCTTATTTAAACAAATGAGGTCTTAATGATAGATCCGATTTCCGCCATTGGTATGGCTACTGCAGCTTATAATGGTATAAAATCTGCGATATCGACAGGTAAAGAAATATCAGAGATGGGCAAAACACTTGGTCAATGGGCAGGTGCTATATCTGATTTAGACTTTGCACATAAACAAGCAGAAAATCCTCCGTTCTTTAAAAAGCTATTTGGCGCAGATCAAATAGAACAAAATGCTCTTGAGGTCTGGGGACAAAAACAAAAAGCAAAAGAAATGAGAGAAGAGTTGCGTTCTTATATTAGTCTATATTATGGTCCGTCAGCTTGGGATCAGATAGTAAAGATAGAAGGCGAGATGAGAAAGAAACGCAAGGAAGAAGCGTATGCCGCTGAAGAACGTAAACAAAAAATCCTCGAATGGGTCGTTGGGATTATTGCTGCTTTAATAGGAAGCGCAGTTGTTGGATTTATAATTTATTTAGTAGGGGTTAGTCAAGGTAGATGGTAAATGCTAGCACATGTCTTTGTTCTCATACTTATGATAGATGGTAAAGTAGTAAGCCAAGACATGCACTTTTGGTCAATCGAAAGATGTAACTATTTTGCTGGGCAAATGGTAAAAAGATATGGTCGAGGAAAAATACCTGACGAACAATCACCATTTGCTTATTGCAAACCTAAACTAGTAGACACCAGCAAAATAAAACCAGAAGTTTATTAATGATTTAAATCATGGTTATGTACAGCCATGATAGCATAATGAATAACTTTCATTAAGTCATTTCGATTATAACCATCTTTTTTTCCATAACGCTGAGCATACTTCATAATATTGCCAATGCAAAAACCTTCTGCATGGCCACTATCGAAAATAAACTCAGTCGCTTGAAATTTATTCTTAGCATAATGCTGAGTATATGTAGCATCAACATATTCTTGAATTTGATTTACAATTTCTTTTTCATTGAATTTATAATCAATAGTAGGAGCCCAAACAAATGTATAATCTTCGGTTTCTTTGGGGTTAAAGTCTATAGTCATATCGCCCATAGTGCTTGTATCAATTGTGATGAATCCATCATCTTCAAGTTCTTTTTTCTTTTTCTTAGCCATTATTTTCTCCTATAGAAGATATGAGAACCAATTCTCGTTACACGATCGAGAGTAGGTGCCCAATAAGGTTTCACATAAGAAGCATGGTAATGAGTAGAACCTTCGGTGATTCCTTTAAACATTTCATGAATATAGAAATCACGAGCAAATTTACGTGAACGTTCCCATGCTTCTGAATTATTTGGTGTGTCAGCTTTACCATCACAGTACCAGCTAAACTGACATTTATGCTTCCCTTTTTCATATCCATCGTGAACTACATCGCATATAGTATCAGGATATCTGTGACTTTCAACTCTATTTTGAACCACGTCTGAAACCGCCATAGCATCAGCCATACTTACAGCTCGTGTTTCAAAATAGATATTTAACGCAAGACATTCGAGTTCTTGAGCGTCAAATCTATCTTTTTCTAGTTTTTGAGCATATGCTGGAAAAGCATAAATGCTACCAATAACCATACTGCCTGTTAGCAATCCAGATAAGATTGTCTTCCACATTATTTTTGCCTCATATAATATTGATGTACCAACGGTTCGCCTGCACATATACGTTGGTACAATTCACTTAGACCAATTTGGTGGTACTTTGCCACTTCTTTATATAATTGATCTACCATTCTTTTTTATCACCATGTTTCTCATTGAAATCATAGCCAGCATAGTACTCATCAAGTTCTTGCTGAGTCATATCGTCTTTCTCTATGCGAGAAGACGAGTAAGTTGCACCACTATAAAAATGAGGATCAAAGAAACGACCGTAATACGAGTCAGCCGCTCCGCGATCGAAAGGACCGCCATGGCGGTCGTCGTATAATTTTCCATTGTGTTCTACTCCTTTTCCCATTAGTAAGTCTCCAATCCGGTGAAACCTTCTTGAGTCCAACCACGAGCTTCAGCATGTGCCTCTACAATACGATGGTAATTGATCTGAGGCCATAGACCTTCTTTCTGAGCCCACTGTTTCATATCAGACTGAACCATAATCGATTGTTCGCCTTGAGCTGTTTTAGCGTTGATACGATCTACTTCTTCAAAGATAAGGTCTGTTGAATTTGGCATAGACATTATACTAACTCCTCTTCGAACAACTTAGTGAAACCGAAATTTGCTACAAGATATTTTTCTTGTGTATCAGTATCTTCGATAACGTCACCTACAGATACTGAAGCCATACGGTCTGCAATGCGGCGAATGTATGATTCAGGTCCAATGTTACCAACTTGAAATACACCGTCAAGATCAGGTGCTGTAATTTCAGAAACCAATGTGTATGACCAATCGTTGAAAAGTTTTTCAGCCAAAGATTTAGGATCTTTGCCAAAACCTAGGTCAAAACGTTCATCGCGAAAATCTGAACCTTGTAGCTGGTATACGTTGAACTTTTTCATAACATTCTCCTTCATTTGATATAACTATCCTACTATATCCTGAAAGCAATGTACATGCTTTTTTTAAATTTCTTTTTGTTTAAAATCAATAACTTGTGATTTTTTTATTTTTTAATGAATTTTTTTATGATTGGAAACACTTTTTCAATCTCTTTGGCACATTCAAGAGCAACTTCACAGTGTTCTTTTTGTGTGCCATTTCCAGATCTCAGCTCGATATAGTGCATCCATGAACGAATAGTACCATTCATATAGATTCGTGACATCATATTACCTTCAGGTAATACAGAACGAGCTTGTTCTTTAGCAATACCATTTTCAATTGCCCAATTATAAGCATCTTGAGATTGTTTAATAATGCCAGCTTGTTTACGTCCCCACTCAGCAATCAAATCTAGATGCCTTTGATTTTCAACCAAAGATGGATCGTTTTCGATTTCAATAGAATTTTGACGATTAGTATGATCTTGAAGTCGAGCTTCACGTTTAACCATATCTAAATCTTTAGTTGGATCAGCATATCGCTGACTAAATTCTTGAAAGCTAAAACTTCTATGTCTTAAGATTTGTCGCGCGATGTCTCTTGTGGTTTCGATTTCGAGGCATGCTGAGACCATTTCGAATGGCGACCAGTGAGATTCTTTGGCAAGGTATGACAAGAGTCTCTCAGCTGTCTTCTTATTGGATTGGTTCGATGGATTGGAGACACGGGCGCAATACGCGATGAGATCTTGGGCATCATCAATTCCTATAAAAGCATCTTCTGCGGGTTGTGAATAACTAATTAGTCTTACATTAGGTTTCAAAGTTTAAAATCCTCAAATTTCTTTCCAGCTGGAGTTTTGTCAAATACAGGTGTATCGTCAGTTAGCGTTTGTTGGGAATCATCCACATCATAAAGGCGCATACGACTTCGATCAATACCAACAACAAATCTTTTATAATTAGTAGGATCGTTATACCTGTTCTTAAGCTGTTTGACCATAATTTGACCATCGCGTTCGAGCTCTTCGGTTGAGATGAGTGCAAACATGAGGTCTGCGGTTGCGGGTAATCCAAAAGACTCAGAGGTATCTTCAAGCCCAACATCCGAGTTAGAATAACCACTGCGAGTCGTTTGCGTTGCAGAGAATATCGGTAAGTCGTATTCCACTGCAAGACCTCGTAATTCTTCAGCAATTGCTTTAATGTAGTTGTATGAATTGATAGCACCACCCATTCCTTTCATACGGCTAGATGCACAGATATTAAGATAATCGATAAAGATAATATCAGGCACAAATTGTTTCTTGAGTTTTAATTCATTTAATAATGCTCTGAAATGGCCAGCATGAGCAGAACCAGTTGGGTATTCTTTTACGATAAGTTTACCAGTCGTTTTACGAGCAAGATCGGCAACCTTTGTCGTAAACATATCTTTTGACAAATGATCAAGTTGATCGATTGGAACGTTCAATAAGTTAGCGTCAATACGTTCGGCAATTCTTTCTTCTGCCATTTCCATAGTAATATAAAGAACATTACTACCTTCAGTCAAAGCTGCTGCAGCAACATGGCACATGAATAAGGATTTACCAACACCAGTACCAGCAAGAGCAATATTGAGAGTCTTATTAGGTACGCCGCCTTTGGTAATTTTGTTAAAGTATTCAAGATCAAATGGAATTCGATCTTCTTCTGTATGATAGAAATCATAACGTTGATTTACATCCTCAATATAATCGTGACCAACTGAAGCATCAAATGTCACAGCAAGAGCATCTTGTAAAAGAGATGGCAAACTATTTTTTGTAAGCGTAGAATGTTTACCATCAATAATGGTAATTGATTCCATTACAGCATTATAGATTGCTCTATCTTGACACCATTTTTCGGTGTTATCAAGCAACCATTTATCATCTACTTTATCACCAACAAATAATGTTTCAGCAATTTCACATGCCGCAGTATAAGCATCACCACTTAAAGTTGAATTATTTAACTCAACCATAAATGATTCTGCTGTAGGCAACTTATTATATTTCGCTACATATTTACCAGCTTCTTTAAAAAGAGTACGATAAGGACCTTCGAAATATTCTGGTTTAATAAATGGCAAAACGCGACGCATGTAATCATCGTCGGTCAATAAATTTCTTAGAATAGTTTGTTCAATTTTATTGTTCAATGAATCCTACCGTTTCTCGTTTAATATCATTATGATTAAATTCTGCCCAATACAATTCAAAGGCGACACCGTCTTCGAGACATTCAAATTGATGATAAACACCTGGCTTGACCTTTGTATACATTCCTGTTTCAAGAATAGTCTCGTCAACTAGATCGTAATCTTTCTGCCATACACGAATAAGCATACGACCAGATTCAACATAAAAGCCATTCCATTTAAACTCATGACAGTGTTTAGAACAAACACCACCTTTATTCATTTCAATACGATGGAACTCCAACGCCCCATTGGCTTCTACAAGTTCTGTATTGCCCCATACTTTACCTGCAATCATTCCAATTCTCCTCGCTGTGATTTTATTATCTGCTCATACATAAAGAACAACTGTTGAAATTTCCATTGGTATAGCTGTTGCATACCCATCAAGGTGTTCATCAGTTCATCTTGTGTAGGCTCACATTCACCGTCACCTATCTGTTTGAACACTACCTGTAGGTCATCGCATACATGCCAGCAGTCCATAATTAACTGTTCAAGTTCGTATAGTTTCATTCCATTTCCTCGCATCATCAGGTGTATTAATTTCTATTCCTGACCATTCTACCTCATTTACACCGATTTGTACACCATTTTTTATCCATCTTAATTGTTCTAATTGTTCGATTTTTTCTTCAGGATATTTTACATATGACCAATATTTAGCAAGAGCTTCTCTTGTATATCCATATACACCTAAATGCCAATCACCGTATCCTTTAAATCCTCGTCCAAACCATAATGCTTTATTTTCATGGCGAATTAATTTTACTGTATTAGGATCATTTTGTAATTCTTTAGGCATTTTAGTATAAACAGTAGATACACGATAAAATCCTAATAAATCTATGCAACCTTCAATGCAATCAGATGTTACGTCAGGCATATCACCTTGAACATTAATAAATCTTTCATATCTTCTTAAAAGAGGTATGGCTCCACCACATCTTTCAGTTCCATTTTTGTAATCAGCATTTTCAACTCTACAATTATTATCATTAAAAAGTTCTGCTATACTCCAATCATCTGTTACAACATATGTATCATAACCTGTTTTGGCACATGCTTCATACACACGTTTTATCATTGGAATGCCACCTAAATTTACAAGTGGTTTTCCAGGAAACCGACTAGATTTAAATCTAGCTGGAATAAGAATAGCGGTCGATGTCATCTATCACCTGTTGAAAATTTTCTAATTTTAACATATTAGGTCCGTCACTTGGTGCATTGTCTGGGTCAGCGTGTACTTCTAAGAAGAAGTTGCTAACGCCCATAGCAGCGGCAGCGCGAGCAAGACCTGGCACGTAATCACGATTACCGCCAGACGAGTCACCGGCCCCTCCAGGTTTTTGTACTGAGTGCGTTGCATCAAATATGATCGGAACGCCAAAGTTATCAAGCATGTACTGCAGACCGGTAAAATCAACAACAAGTGTGTTATAACCAAAGCTAGTACCTCTCTCTGTAATCCAAACTTCTTTAGCACCTTCTGTTTTACTTAGTATACCTTTAACATCCCAAGGTGCCAAGAATTGGCCTTTTTTAATATTAATAATACAATTCGTTTTACAAGCTTCTTGAATAAGATCTGTTTGTCTACATAGAAAAGCTGGTATTTGTATTACATCAACAATATCTTTTAAATATTGAATATGATCTATTTCATGTACATCAGTAACTATTTTTAAATCAGGAATTTCATCCTTCATATAAAGAAAGTCACGAATAGTTTCATGCAAGCCAAGTCCACGTTTACCATTTACGTGGGTTCGATTTGCTTTATCATAGCTTGCTTTAAAATAATAATCAAATAAATATTGATCACAAATCCATCTACATTCATGAGCAATTTCTAAAGATTGCTCAAGAGATTCATGCTGACACGGGCCCGCTATTATTCTCACGTTTTGCTTCCTCACGTTCTATGGCAGCTTCAACCGCATTAGTCATACATTCATATAAAATTTCACCTACAACTTCAGCGCAATCATCTTCTGTAAGACCATCAATTGGAGAAGACAAAATTTCAAAATTAAAATTTAATTCGTCTTTTTCAGCCACTTCGGCAATAGTACCAAACCTAAAAACAGTTTCAGTATATTCGCCTTTTAATATTCTAACATTCCACCAATTTTCAT